GGTTGTGGAGCCTGCGGTTGCGGTTGCGGTTGCGGTTGCGGTTGCGGTTGTGGAGCCTGCTGCTGTGACTGTGGAGCCTGCTGCCACCGCTCAGGCGCAGGGCGAGCCTCACGCTGCTGGTCCGCGCGACGCTTGGCCATGTCATAACGGTCTTTTTCCGTAGTGACGCGAGCCAAGGCCTCCTGCGCTTCGATCATGGCGTCGGTGTCGCCAGCGTCATACGCATCCTTGTAGGCCTTGCGGGCAGTGTTAATCTGCGACTCAATCCTTGCCCCGTATTCATTTAGGTATCCGGAGTCGAGCTTCTCCATCCGCTCCTTCAGCTGCTGGTTTTCCTGAAAAACCTGCTGCGCAAACGTAGCGGCCTCCTGACCTTGACGCTCAGCTTCTCGATACTTCTGCGTCAGGTTTTTGATGCGTTTTTGGACGTTCTTGCTGTAGTCATTAAGATCGTCCTCCCCACTTTCGACTCGGTCGGCAGCCTCAGCCACCTGTTCTTCCGAAGTGTCGTCTGCAGGTGCATCCTCGCTCTGGTCTTCAAGAATAACTTCCTGACCCAGATCTTCGTCTTTGTTTTCGTCTGCCATTTCGGCCTCCTTAAACTGACTTGATGTCCTGTGGATCAAGGATCGTAGCGATTACTTCGTCATCGTTGATGATGCGAACCTCTCCGCCGTCGATCTTGAACCTTGAGCCTGCATAACGACCAATGCAAACCCACTGTCCCTCTTCGCACCACGGCTCGCTGCCGGGCCCAAACTTGTCTGGGTCCTTGTACGCGAGGGGTCCGACTTTTAGTACGTAGGCAACAACCGTTGCCACAGCCTCGCGGTCCCGGACCTCATCCGGGATGTGGAGGCCTCCAGACGTCTTTGCAACGCCTTGGAACGGCATAACCAAAACCCGCCAGCCAGAAGGCTGCGGCAGTCGATCAACCAAGTTTTTTTCGATAAGCCCCGGGTCCAGAACACGGTCCGAGGATGGTACATAGGCGTTGTCCAGTGAGGGACTGTTCTTTTTTACAACGCCTTCTGCGATCTCACCCAGATTCTTCAAATCCGTCGTCATAGTCGCCATACTTCTCCAGCAGGGTACGAATCTCTGCAGATGCATAGGAGAGTCCCTGTATTTCCCCTACAATCTGTTTGTATGCTTCCCAGTCACGCGGGGAACCAGAAACGAGGACCTGAGCAAGCTCGTCCTCCCGTTCCTTGTATTTTTTGTACAGATGTTTTGCGAAGTCCACAACATCCATTAAAGGTTGTCCTTATAGTCCTCAGTTGACGTGGTCATCGGTCCACCCTCGACCCAGTCGTCACAGGTGTAATTAGCAGAACACAGAAACTTGTGGATCTGGCAGTAACCCACTTCGCCTGAGTCGTCGCCAATACACTCAAGGATTTCCTTGGTCTGGTTGTAAGCCTTGCAGTTGCCGCACACCTCAGAAACACGGAAAGCCCCGCTGTCAGCGGGGTCACGGTAGTTAGCAGCTTCGATTGCCGCCTCGCGGTTCTTGGCGTTCAGCTCCTCGTCCTGCGTAGGTAGCGGACAGCTGTTGCCGTCATCGTCGTCGCTGTACTGATCCACAGGGATCAGGTCCGGCAAAATGCTGATCTGGATCGTGGGCATCAGCTTGCTCCTCAGTAGGTTTTGCAGCCGTTGCGGCCAGACAACTGAGCCGACTTCATGCCACGGGCTTCAGCAACGCCGCCGTCTCTAAATTTTTGAACCTCCAAGAGGTCGTGTTCACCCTTCTCCGCTTCCGGTGTCAGGTCCACAGGGCGCGCTCTTGGGCGTTTCGGCTTTTCTTTATCACGAATCTCCATCAGATCGTGTTCACCCTTCTCCGCTTCCGGTGTCAGGTCCGTGGTCTTTTGGCGGTCTGCCATGGTTCTGGTCTCCTTCAATAGATGCCGCTGAACCGTTGCGGTCGAGCGATGGGACTAAAAGCCTTGACGACACCGCCGCCAGCCTTCTTCTGTTTTCCTGCCTTTGACAGGGCAATAGCGACAGCCTGCTTTTGCGGTCGCCCTGCGGCCATCTCGGTCTTGATGTTTTGCGAGATGACCTCTTGAGATGATCCTTTGCGCAACGGCATCACTAACCCCCACGATTGCGCAGGGCAATCTGTGCCTGCGTTTCAATGCGTTCGCGGTTAACAGCGTTGCGCTCGTTCGCAATGTCTTCCTGCAACTCAATCCGCGCAGCTTCGGCCGCCGCTTTCTGTTCCAGCTTCTGACGCTCTAGCTCCAACCGCTGTTGATCGGTCTGCGCATCCATCATGTTCTCTTGCTGCTTGGTCATCAGCTCCTGCTGACGGATCTGCACCAGAGGATCAGCCATTGGATCAGGCGGCGGCGGCAACAGCTCTGGCAGAAGCTTTTCAATGATCTGCTGCTGTAGGAGTGCAACGTAAGCGTTCATTTCCTGCGGATTTTGCATGGCCTGCATGGCCTGCATGATCTGTTGCTGACCCGTTTCAGGATCAACCGCCCCGGTCGCCATTGCCAGCCGCATCTCCTCGACGGTCTCCATGATGCCCGTCTCGGCCTGCTGCCGGGCCGCAAAGGCCACATGCTCCTGTATATGGGCATACAGCGCGGCCGTGGCTTGCGGGTTGGCCTGCACGAACGGGGTCTTGAGAAACAAGATGTGGGCCCGGATATGCGCGTCATGGTTTTGCTCGGGGAAAGCCTGAAGCGGGGTTCCTGCAACCGCGCGGCCGTTCTCCATGGCGGGGTCCATGGGCTGCGGTTGCGGAGGCGTGGGCAGGATCTCCTCGATGTTCTGCACCTCAAGCGCCTGATACATGCGCTTGTAAGCTGCGTGCAGGTTATGCATCTGAGGATTGGCCTGCGCCAGCTTCAGCTGCTCCTGAGCAAGCGCCACCCGCTGCGACATCGAAAAGATGTTGGGGTCGCTAACCGGCAGGATGTCGATGCGCCCGTCAAAGTCCTGCTGAAGGATTTCGCGCGGAACGCCGTTGGGCAGATCGTAAGGATACGCCGGCGTGTTCTCAACAATGATGCGGGCCAGAATACGCAGCTCATTCTTCTGAGCATAGTGACAACGCTTGTGTATGGCAGACATGACCTTCATGCCACGCTCCAGCATGGCAACGGTCGTGCCCACCGGCATCTCTTGGTTCATGTTGCCGACCTGCTGATCGGCGACCGAAACAAAACGACGTCCGCCGTCAACCAGCGCACCAAGCAGCTGCGCCAGAGTAGCAGACGGCTCCTTGTACGGCAGAGGCATGATGGAGTCGCGGATAACCCCGCCCGGAGCATCCATGTCCCGGAACTCACCCGGCTGGATCGGCTCGTCGCTGTTCCGAACCCGTACACCCCGGGCCTTGAAACCGCCCGGCAGATTCGACAACGTGCCAGCGTCAATCAGTTGGCGCAAAATGCTGGTAGCTGCCCGTCCAAGGCCCCCAATCATATGCGTCAGGCCAAAGCCGTAAAAGCCAAGACCCGGCATAAATTTGTAGTGGACAAAATAAGGTATCGCCCGGCGCAGCGGGTCGTCCTCAACATAGTTGCGGCGTATCGCCAGAACCGTATCGCTGTCCTTGTCGATCGTTACGATATACGGCAGCTTGATCCCGCTGGGCTCTCCGTCCATCCCAACGTCTTCAAACCCTTCAATCTCCAGCTCTACGTGCATTTCCAACAGGGTTCTTACGTCGTCGGAAAAACTCTTGGACGTGCCTTGGATCTCGTTCACCTTCTCGGTGACCTCGTCCTCATCAAACGACGAAGACGACGGCAAGTCCACGTCCCGGTAGAACCCCATGACCTGCTGCTTGCGGATCTCGTTGTCCGACATCTTAAGGACATGCGTAATCCGAGGAGCCGTAAACAAGTCTGAAGCGGCGTATGGTACAACGACATCCTGCGCAGGCAAGAACTTTGACACCGGCCGACCAAGCAATGGGTCGAAGTAGACCTTCTTGAACGTGGAACCAGAAAGCGGAAGATAGAACAGCATCTGATCCATGTCCGGATCAAACTCCTCCATCTCCTCGATAATCATGTAGTTCATATAATGCTTGACGCGCGCAGCTTGGTCCTCGGTCTCAGGCGTCGGCGCCGTCGCGATGTTCGTCTTAACAGGGCCGCCAGAAGGCAAAAGCTCCTTGTACGCCTGTGCTTGGAATTGGGTTATGGACTCGGCTACCAGCGGGTGTGTGACGGCAGAGGCGCCCTCAAACGGCTCGGACCGTTCTTCAACCCGGACGCCCAACAGGTCCAGACCCTTGGTGTACGTCTCTTCCCACTCAGACCGGGAGGACAGGTCTTCTTCGTACGACCCCACCAGCTCGTTGGCCAGCTC